AGCGTTAAACCCAGTCCAGCCCCTAGCGCATATTTCTGCCAAGGCGTCCTCAAGCGACCAGCCAGCCTTTTCTGCTTGGTTGCGAATCTTCGTGATGACCGTATCGCTGACAGGAGCCTTCTTTGCTTTACGCTGTTTGACAAAATCATCCCAAACAGATTGTGATACGCCGTCAGGCGGTGTATTACTTGGTTTATGGTTTATGGTTAATGTTTCTTGTTTTATGTTTGGTTGAACGTCCGTTGAACGGGCGTTAGACCTGCGTTCAGCGGATGCTTTACCAGCGCGTGACGCCTGTTCAATTTTCCCCTTGTATGCCTGTATTTCTTTGTCTGCTCTCTGGTTCACAAATGAGCCATCAACCACCTCAAAAAACTCATTCAAAACAGCATCAACTATGTCTGTGTGTTCGCGCATACCGATATGACGCGCAACCGCAGTCGAGTCAATGTCTAGTGGTTTTTCGTGTAGGTAGTACGCATCAAGCAAACGCCTGTATGCCAAGTCTTCAAGCAAGTTGAGATGGCGCGTGTGACTGGCGTAGTCACCGATATTAAATTGGTAGTAGTGCATAGTGCTCACCTTTTCAACGCTCCCTAGAAAAGAAACAACGGCAGGAGAGGGAGGTAACTCCGTTCAGTCAGGTGATCAAGCCCGACCTAGCCGCGTTTCAACTAACTATATCACGCTTTTGAGCGCCGTTCAATCTCACGTTGTAAATACCAAACCGCTTTTTCCAAGTCTTCAATGGCGTCGTTTTTGAGGTCAGCACGCCAGATGTACTTGACAGCGTTGCCAAGACAGAAGTTCATGTGCTCAGTTATGTCTATGCACTCAACGTGGCTGGGGTGAGCCATGTAGTGCGCTGGGTTGTTCACTGGGTCGTGCATCAGTCTGTGCCTCCAAAGTTTTCCTTGTTTAAGTCGTTGCGTTGGATAGTCTCAATCGCTTGGTGAGCGTTGTACATCAGGCTGTTCAGCCACAGCACAGCCTCAATCTCTGTGTCGGGCTGTTGCCGCACCAGCGCGTTTAGGTCAGCCATAAAATTATCCCAAGTGTCCACGGTCGCCTCCTATGTTGTCCCAACTATGACCCACAAAATTATTTTTGAAAATTAGGGAAAACCCCTAGAAAATAATTGTTGACGTGTGGTTTGTTTGATGTAGAATAAACACATCAACACACAAAAGGAAAGCAACATGACACCTCAAGAACAAATGGCAGAAAAAGGAATCGCAGTCGGAGATGAGTGCTGGGTCAACTACCAAGGCGTTGGTTGCCTTGGCATCGTTCACGGCTTTACAGCCAAGCGAGTGCTGGTTGAAAACCTTTGTCGCAACGTAGACGGTGCTCAACCTTACGCACCAAGCAACGTAACCAAAAAATAATTAACGGGGCGAAAGCCCTAATCCTGGGGTAAACCCTAGTCCATTTAGTAGTTTTTTGTGGTCAAATATCAGTAGCCGTTTTTAAAAGGGAGATTTATGGCAAAGAAACTTTACACGTTGAATGAGCAAGGTCAGGCTTTGCTCAAGACGTTGGTAGACCCATACAGCGAGTTCTACATCGATGCTGTGATGGACTTGGAGGAGGCCATTGAGAATGAGGATATGCCGCAATTTGAGGGCACTATTTTCGGTGGCGAGTTGTTTGACGAAATCAAAAGGGAATTCAAATGAGCGTACATAAAAAACTGATGCAGGCACGCATCCAACTGCAAGGCACGAAACTGAGCAAGTCAGGCAAGAACAAGTTTGCTGGCTACTCTTACTTTGAACTGGGAGACTTCCTGCCAACCATTCAGGACATATTCCACCAGATCGGTCTGTGCGGCTTTGTATCGTTTGGCAAGGACTTGGCTACCCTGACCATCACAGACGTTGATGGCGGCGGTGAAATCCTGATTACTAGCCCAATGGCAGAAGCCAACCTTAAAGGCACTCACCCCATTCAGAACCTTGGCGCGGTGGAGACGTATAACCGTCGCTACTTGTGGATGGCGGCAATGGAGATTGTGGAGCACGATATTCTGGACGCCAGCAAGCCGATGGAAGAAAAGGCTACCCCAGTCATCACGCCCAACCAAGGCGCTAGGGAAGAAGTCTCACCAGATGAGTTGCCCTACCTTGAGGAGTTGGCGGCGGAGGTTACACAGATATGCCTGCAAAACCCACAGGACGCCCGACAGCGCGTTTTATCTGAGGGTTTGGATGATGGGCAGTATCGAGCCTTGTGGACGTACCTTGATGCACCTACACGCCGCAAGTTAAAGGAGGCGAAATGACCGAGACACAACAGAAAGCCGTGTTCGGTACGTTCTGGAAATGGCTTGCCAGAAAAGACTCACCAGACACCTCGGTGGCGGCGGCGAAAGCCGTGGACTCCAAGGGTCTGGAAAAGCAGGTCTACGACATCATTGCCTGCTTTAAACAAGACGGGTGCATCCAAGATGACGTACTCAATGAATTGTCTTGGTTGCCATACTCTAGCGTGACGGCTCGGTTTGCGGCACTCAAGCGAAAAGGACTTGTACAACTCACAGGCGAGAAGCGTCTGGGACGTTCAGGTAAACAACAGGCAGTCATGGTGGCTGTCACTAACCAAGGAAACTAAATGGCATACGAACAACGTGATAACTCAGGCTCACTTTTCAAGAACGACAAGAAAGAGACCGACAACCACCCAGATTACAACGGCTCCGCAATGGTTGGAGGCCAAGAGGTGTGGATGAGCGCATGGCTCAAGACCGCCAGCAACGGAAAAAAGTTCATGTCTTTTAGCTTTAAGCCGAAAGACCAACAAGCCGTCAAGCCAGTAGCCAAGTCAGCGCCAGCGCCTGAACTTGATGACGATATGCCATTCTAAGGAGCCAGCATGGAAAAGAAAGAACCAACCAGCAAGTTCATTACAATGCGCGTCCCGATAGCGTTGTATGAGCAAATCAAGGCGCAGTCAGTCGCTGAGTCTCGGTCTGTCTCTGGTCAGATTACATATCTGCTAAAAAAGCTATTAGGGTAAACACCTATTCTTGCGTGTTGTGGTGTGTGTAGAATTAATACATCGCAACACAAAAGGGAGATTTCAAAATGACTACAAAATTTATCGCTGATTGCTACTACCAACCAGAAAAATATAACCCGCGTCTACGCGCAACTGTGCCGCCAGCTTGGATTGTTGAGTTTGCTAACGCCTTGCAAGGAACAAATGTTCCTCCTGTGTTTTACGGCAACACTCGCAGAGAGGCAATACAAGATGCCATTAATACCTTGAAGTCTATGGGCTTGACAGGCCGTTTGATTCTTAACTAAACCAACGGGGCGCAAGCCCCATCTAAAAGGGATGTTGAAATGAAAGACACAATTCTGGTACGCCAGCACCCACAGGCAAGCGACATGGTGGAGTTGTATTCGATTCGTAAGACGGCGCGAGGTGAAGACTTCGTGCTGTGGGGAGCAGTCCACGCTGATATGCTGGATGGCCTTGGCTTTGACTACCATTCAGAAGACTTAGCTGACCTCAAGTTGGCATTGGAGACAAAATGAAAGACGTTTTATCAGCAGTTATCGTCGCGGCAATAATGACCGTACCCGCAATCATCGTGGTGGCCTTATCGTGAACGGGTATAACACAGGCAAGGTGGTCATCGGATGCCGATGGGAGCCGCCTACACGGTCGCACATGAACTCAAATGATATATGGTGGCAGACAGTACTGCTAGGACGCCGCCAGACGCTCCTAGAGCGTTTTAAATTGTTTTTTGATAGGGGCGTAGCATGACAGTAGAACAAGCCGCACAGGAGTTGCTAGATGCATTGGAGTTGCTTTACATAAATGACTTTGGTGGCTATCAAGCCAGCGCTGGCGAAAGTCTTGAGATTTCAGAGGCAATCGAGGTTTTAGAAGATGTTTTAAAGGAAAAAAATGAACTTACAGAAACAAATTGAGGTTGCCCAGTTGCAGTCATTTTCAAAGATGTCGGGTGTGTACTTGTGCCCAGAGTTATCAATGCCAGCGGTACGGGTTGGGGCTGATGACCACAACCAGCACCCAAGCCGCAGGAACAACAACCTAGTCTACAAAGACGGTCGAAAGGAGAAAGTATGAGCAGTTACGCTAATGTGGAGATGCGGATAGTTCAATGGTCGGAGGCACGCCGCATCATTCAGAACAGCACAGCTGAGGCTCAGTTGCTCAAAGCCGTGTCTGAGATGGGCGAACTAGCGGACGCCACTATCAAGAACAACAAAGATGAAATTGTAGACGCCGTGGGTGATGTAATGGTCTGCCTGGTCAACTACTGCGCCATCC